TGCGTTACTAACCTGCCGCAACCGCTACAAATCCCCTCCGGATTCGTAACAAGTAGCGGTTGCTTGCATCTTGCAATGATGCGCGACAGGTGCTCTATATGAATATCTAACCTTGAAAAACTCTATTCTGGAGAATAACGAGTCAACTACCAACAGGTAGTACGATCTAGTCTTCTCTAAGAGACAAAAATTCCAGTTACGAAATTCAGAGCTGATCCCAGAGGGATACTACCTGTCACCGTCCTGAGACGGCCACCCCGGTTGCAGGGTGTATATGTAGGAAACAAGCCTGTTTACCTACTGTAAATAACTTTATACTTGGTTAATAGTAAAGGAATCGTCCTCTTATTTTAAAACCACATCCTGCCATTAAATAGCAAGATTATATTGTTGTTCAAAGAATGATGGTGCGTTAACATACCAGGTTAAATTAAAATCTTCACCTGTGGCAACATATTGATAAATTTCTAAATCACCATGCGCTTGACGTCTACCATCGAACACATCAACATGATGTCTTTGATCAGGATACTGTGATGCAATATTTGTATCTGATGCATCTTCAAATTTCTTATCGCTGTAATAAGGAAACTCTACTTCCAATGCGGGCACTGGTTTACTAGTAAAAGCGCTTCCATTATGTCCAGTTTCCACTGCATGAGTATGCGCGCCATGCTTCTTACTTGTTTGAGAATCTAGAAGTACATCAGAAGTACCAAAATAAGGAAGAGAATACTCGTTAGCACGCGAAACTACCATAGCAGTGGGACTAGTATTGCGATAAAACCCTAACATATATTTGTACCTAATGCCTCCGCGCCTAGCAGCAAACGCTGGAGTAATCCAATTGAGCAAAGTTCTCCCAGCAATATTATAATTTACTGCATTACGACCTCCATCTCTTTGTTGTTGGTACATTCCAAAAGATTCAGTTCGGCCGTTATACATAGGAAAATTGGGTACAGTAACACGATAACGTGTAGCTCGGTTAACGTTAGTATCATCATGATTTCGAGCAAAAACTGCACTAAGATTGTAGCGTTTGAACATATCGCGAAACGAATCAAAAGTCTCTCCGTGATAAACAAGAGAAAGCGCATTAGGCGAGCTCGGCTCACCGATTGGCTCCAACCACTCTGATCCATAATGGCCAGGCGTTGAAGCCTGTGCTGCTTTACTATTATTAAGTAATCCACTTTGAGACCAAGGGCCATTAGCATCAGTTGTTGTATTGAAAAATGAACCTTGAAAAGCAACTCCCTTAATAAATTTATCATCAGGGACAGCTACTTCAAAATCGCTAGCTCCACTAATCCAAGTAAGAATACGAACACTATTGGTAAGATCTTCATCGGGTCCAGTAAGTTCATTAAGAACATAAATGCGAAGCTGGCCATTTGAATTTATTTTCTGATCCCAAGGTTGAGTTTCATTCTTGCCTATACCATGCTTTGTGGGAACATGTATTACTTCAGCCCATGACTTATCTTGAAACCAATGAATAGGAAGTGTAAAATCCTTGGTTTGTTCTAAGTCAATAATACGCGTAAATACCTTATTCGTGTCAGGAAGAGAAGTATCTGGGAAACCTCGCGGATCATATACTAAAAGAAGTCTTCCTCTGTGAAGGTCGCTAGCATTAATCTGGAAACGAAAATTAATGCCACCACGCCAATATTTAAATGGAAAAGTTGCATGGGACAAAGGTGTTTGTACCCACTCAGTGCCATATTCCCAAGCTTGTCCAGCTCTTTCATCGACGTGACAAGGATGAACGTTTATAGTACCTAGCAAAGAATTTTCATTCGCAGTAGCAGACCATTCAAAATAAGTCAAAAGACTGGATTTGGAAGTTATTGCTTTAATCGAAAGTTCATCCCCTAATTTAGCTCCCGTAATATTGTGATCTATAGTCAATTCCTGTTTAGGGTCATAAGAGAGTTTTTCAACAGCTTCATCTATTGAACTATTAGCAAGAACACCAAACATTTGATGTTTATAACGTTCAATGGGAGCTACATTTATAGGTCTAGAAAAACCCCACAACTCTGCTAATTTCCCAACACCCTCGGCTGCCATAGTAGTGGCCGTAGCATAGGGTCCTATTTCGGGTATAGAACTAAGTTTACCAGCCCATCTAGCAATGGCTTTTGCTGGTCTTGAAATGATTCCTTTTCCATATTCGTCTTTCTTCATCTTACCTGACTGAGAAAACACCCCCTGGGTAGTTGGACCAGCCAATTCTACATCGGTCATCCACGCCATAACTGTTATATTAATCTGCCTTTGAATGGCACTATAAATTGCCCTGTCAAGAGGTGCCAAAGATATCATACTGATCTCCCCCATGTCTAAAATGTCAGTCGGATCAATAAGATCTAAGTAATTTTTATTATGAAAAAATGGAAGTGTAAGATCACCACCTTGACTATTCGTAGGGTTCAGTATAAGATGTTGTCTTTGACTAAGTAATATGGCACGTTGAAATTTATCTTGTACAGGATCACCGTGAGTTTGCACAAAATCAAATCCTACACCTCTTGGTTTATAAGCACAAATAATATTACCAAAATAAAACGGACCACCATTAATTAAAAATTTTACGTGCATAGTTCCACGAATTAATGAATAATTCTGCAACTTGTTCATTACAGTGGTATTCGACAGAAAATCATGCCACGGATTAAATTGAACATCCAAATAAAACCCATTCGTAAGATTGTGTGACCCAATACGTAAGGGCCTTGATAAAAAATCCCCTAACTCCGTATTTTTGGTGGAAGCTTGTAATCTGGTACTGTCGACTAATGTGGTAATATCCACCTTAACTTGATCGATGTCTGTTTGAAATTCCATTGTTTCTTCAACTTCAGTTTCAGTGGTAGTCATAGACATTTCTTGACGCATCTCTCCAGATTGAGAAACAATCTCTGGTCCAGAATCTAATAAATGGGTATCAAATTCCGGGTCTACTGTATAAGGTTCAAGTTGTTTAGCTTTCCATTCCTTAAAATATCTTGATCCACAGGTATACTTTCGTAAACCATCATTCCATTCGCCTCGAACTACTCTATCGGGTTCATCTTCTGCAGTTCTGGTAAATGATTTAATATACCTAATAAAAGCCATATAACTAACATCAACGTCAACTCCCGGTGGTTTTTCTAATGCCCAAGCGGGCGTATATTTACCAGTAAGTCCTACCATTCTTTCCAGTGGACCAGATTGTGAATTCGCATTAATGTCCAATGTGGAAAAATCAATGGGATGTCTACCAACGTCTAAATCTATAGATCCACTTTTCGTTCGATGTATATGAACTGGTGTTGTCCTCTCAATGTGGGTATTACGAGGCTCTCCCCCACCTATTACTTTTCTGAGACATGATAATAACATGTCTTTAAATTCTAAAAATCTATTACCTGCTTAACGTCTATGTTTAAACTCTTAATTGCGCGTAAAGCAATGACACAACAAGAGTAAGGTTCTATAATTACAATAGTATACAGGGTATGAACAAGTATTCAGAACGATAAATATATACATTATTCACTAAATCACTAATATACAAGGGCACATTCTCAGTGGAGTAACAACTAGATGCAGCTAGCGCTTGGAGTTTGAAGACATGAGCGGTCATAACTATCCTAGTCGAAATCTAAGTCATGCTCCGTCTCACACAGTTCAGGTGCAATGTCGGGTAAACCAGGATGTAAAGGAGCACCCCATCCGTGTACTACATGATGCAACCAGGCATCAACAGCAAAAGGATCGCGCTCCTCTTTCATAAAAATTTCGATGCTAAATCTATATATAGCCGCTAATATGTACATTCTAATAGCACGCACATACCAAGGAAATAATAAAGGGAAAATAACATTCACATATAAATAATCTTTTCCACAAAAATCCAAAACAAATGAACTGATAGCGAATACCAATCCGCCACCACAAAGAACACAATATCCGTATCCAATCCATTCACATAATAACGGACTACGCCGGAGATAAACGATTAATAAAGAAAATAAATATCTAAAAGTAAGTCTGCGCAAGATATAATTTTGCAGTCGTCCAGCTTGCGAATTAAAAATACCGGATTGAGATTTAATATTAGTACGAACTAGATTGTACTTTTCCAACCATTCTTCTTCTCGTTCATCGAACGTTTTGTAAAAATTTGGTGAGATTACATGTTGCCAACCATGTTCGGCAACTATGCACTTAAATTGCTCGTGGCGCATCTCGAAATGTTCTTTGCCATAAAACCACAATTCGCGAAGCGCCCCATCTAAACATTGACGGGCGATTTCCTCCTCAGATACAATCTTTGATAGCATATTACAATGCAAGCTCTTAAAAATAGAATCCTCGCTAAGTTTTGCGAGATACATACCGGTTTTACCGGTGGAAGGATCTGAATATTCTGGGCGAAAAACAGTCGCACGTTTCAAAAAATCGGTTTCTTCCAAAGTAATATATGGAACCGACTCGGCGTCTTTATCAGCCATAGTATATTCAATACCTCGCATAGCATAAACTTCCATCATGCGAGTATGATTATACAAAGGGACTTTATCGGAAACAGACATTACATTATCATCGCCGTACGTCATGAGAGCAACGTAATCTTGAAACTTGGTAGTCTTTAAACTACCAGGAGGATAAATAGTATAAAATACACATCTTTGATACAAAGAATTAACAATAGAATTAATATATACAGTAAGATTTTGTCCTGATGGATTTGATCCAATCAATTCCACAAGATCACCATTGACACACATCATCGGGTGGACAACATCCGCAACAAGATTGGACATAATCTTGATGTCGTCTGAAGTATAGCCCTTACAATACTTGGCTAATTCAATCATAGTAAAAAATGCCACCGATGTCATAGTTGATGACATATGTTGATCATATGCTTTAAAATCACCAGCGACCATTCTTTCCTCCCCAAATCTGGAAAGATGTCGAATTAACTTATTCCATTGCGGTCCCTGAGAATTAATCCCAACCGCACATTCGGTCGTGATTGGATGACGAGACATACATGCGGCAACGGGTAAATAATATTGCCTAATTAAACATTGAAGAGTCAATGGAGCGCTCTGAAATACGCGTACTTTATCCTTCGATAGTTTTGTAGGTTCGTCTTTAGTACACGCTTTAAATACTGGATAAGCTCTTAGGCCAACCAAATACAACCGGCGTGTCGCCCTCCAATCATCCATAAATATGTCTTCAAATATTTTAGGATCTGAAACATTTTCGTACTCCTTGGGATCCAAATGGGATACAATTTCCTCTTTACTTCCTGATAAGGGAAAACCCTTAGCCGTTGACATCTTCATGCCATCTACAAATTTAATTCCATCTTGTCCCGAAATAGTTTCAACTTCTGTCAAAGGACGTAAAGTACAGAGATCAGAAATCATTCTTTCGTTTAACGCACAATCTTCTAAATAATCGTTTTGGGCGGTTTTAAGGACTTCAAGTGGGAATTCTTGGGTGGCCTTGCCCGCACCACAATAATACTTATTATACGGGGCTTGTTTGGGAACCTTAATTCCATCTTTTCGACAATTTGCTGGTTTTCCAAATATATTTTCTACCCCACAATGTGATGCTACAGAATCGGAAATCGGACTTTTAATTACACTGCTTTTAGGTCTAGTAACAAAGGCAGGAAGATCTCCATAATAATTAATCTCAGCATCAGTCAAATAATTAATAGTAGATTTTTTGTTCCGGGGTTCTTGAGGGGTAAAGTCTTTATCATACAGCTGGGTTTTCATATCTCCCATGGTGGCTGATAAGCGAGTAGCAGGTTGCGAATCAAAATATGCATAACACTGCTCCAAATCACTTTTAGTGAGAGTAGATAAATAGCCTGTATAATTCTTCCCAGCGAGATGAAAGCCAACAATGTGACTGCCACTTCTCACATCGGCAATATGCACCTTCATACAATCACCACCAGCAGTTTCCTCTATATACGTAACAACAGTAGAATCATTAAAGCTAGTCTTATCCGTATTAACACGCGGTGCAATACCATTACGGCGTGCCGTGCCAGATGCAATACTACCGTCTTGTCGTCTAGTGACCCATTTAGTAGGATTACGGTCCTGAGGAATTTCACAAGGAAATAAATGTGTTAAATCCTGCTTATCTGGATATCTCGAATGATATATTGCAGAAATGTCTTTATCTGGGAAATTATAAATCCTGGCAGGAGTAATTTCTACGTCTATATTCCCGCCAGATAAATTTTTAATGTTATCTTTGCGCAATCGCATATTAATCTTTTCTTTATTCGCAACCTCATGTGTAGGCACAAGTAAAATTTGACTCCTGGGAAAGAAACCCGAAGACCAAGTTTTATCATCATAAATACACGCAGTGGTATTCTTGAGAACAATATTACTGACTTGATCAGCTGGTAAAGTATCTGTCCTAGGATCGCGTTTTGGTAATGCCATAGGAACTGCATTAAGCCAGACATTTTCCTCTTCACTGCCAATGCTAACTGCTCCTCCATGAGAAGAATTCGCCACGAGTTTAATAGTTTTAAGCATAGCTCTTACTACCTTGTATGAGACAACAATGCCACCAAAAGTAAGCATTACTTGAATGGAAGTCCCGAGCATCATCTTCGTAGAATGTTTCAAAACATTGCGCAGGACACCTCTACGTGTCCTCAATTCCTTCATTAAAAATTTCTTGCGCAATAAGAGAGCGATGTACATATATCCAAGAACCGCAAAGAAATTTCGCCAAAACATATTTTGTCCGCGAATTTTAAAAGTAATCCAAACGCTAAATAGCCAAAAGATTATGGAAGATAAAATTAGTTGGGGATAATATTCCATGTCATACTTAAACATATAAATCCAAGAAAATCGTGTATCTTCAACCCAACTATCAGGAATAAAATCCGTTAGTTCCCACGGAATAAATCTCAAACTATTAATTTCATTAATCGTATCAGTCACATTGTTCATCCAATTCCTCGCATAAAAAGTAGTAGCATCTCTATAATATTTAATGCGCCAATATGCTCTATCAAAGTGACTGTATGTAGAAGGCCTAAACCAACCCATACGCCATAATTCGCGTACGAAACCATAAATAAACGAAATGGACCACTGAGCAAATATTATATAAAATTGCCATTTGTACCATGTAATTATAAGTTTCCAATTTACTGCAAAACCACTTTCACTAATGATTTCGTGGTTGCCATCTCCATCATTCTCAGATTCCAATTCTAAAACAAAACGGGATCGCGCATCACGCACCACCTTCGCGTAAAGTCTCTCACTATCAATTCGTCGAGCTTCAGGCGATGGAACATTGCGAGGTATTGGTTTAATCTGGTTTGGAGTGCAAAAGCTACAAACACTTTTGTGGAT